TGCGTACGCCGGGTTCAACGAGCTGTATCGCAATGGTGGGATAACGGAAGCTGCCTGCTGGGCTCATGCCCGCCGAAAGATCCACGATGTGCACGTCCGCATCCCGTCAGCACTGACGGAAGAAGCCCTGGAGCAGATCGGTCAGTTGTACGCCATAGAGGCGGATATAAGGGGAATGCCGGCAGAGCAGCGGCTTGCTGAACGTCAGCGAAAAACGAAACCGTTGTTGAAATCCCTGGAAAGCTGGTTGCGTGAAAAGATGAAGACCCTGTCGCGACACTCAGAGTTGGCGAAGGCGTTCGCGTACGCACTTAACCAGTGGCCGGCACTGACGTACTATGCGAACGATGGCTGGGTGGAAATCGACAACAACATCGCTGAAAATGCCCTGCGGGCGGTCAGTCTGGGTCGTAAAAACTTCCTGTTCTTCGGCTCTGATCATGGTGGTGAGCGGGGAGCGCTACTGTACAGCCTGATCGGGACGTGCAAACTGAATGACGTGGATCCAGAAAGCTACCTTCGCCATGTGCTTGGCGTCATAGCAGACTGGCCGGTCAACCGGGTCAGCGAACTGCTTCCGTGGCGCATAGCACTGCCAGCTGAATAACACATCCCCGTCAATACGGCCCTCGCTGTACGCTTACCGAAAAACAACTTTTTATCTTTTTGTTTCGCTCAAATTAGTATAAAAAGCCGAACAACAAACAATAAAAAACCATTAACATCAATAGATTATGATGGCTTCAATCTAAATAATAGGCTATATAATACTGCAAGACACAACACATGCTGTCACTATGAGTCAACTATTTAGATGATATTAGTGACCTGTTTCAGAGCATTAGCGCAAGGCGATTCTTTGTCTTCTTGCACTAATTTTTTATCATAAAAATGTTCCTAGCACTGGGCATCAATATCGCAGGTCAGAAAGAGCTCCTGGGGATGCGGCTGGCCGAAAATGAAGGGGCGAATTTCTGGTTCAATGTGCTGACTGAACTGAAAAACCGCGGTCTGAACGATATCCTCATCGCCTGTGTGTATGGCCTGAAAGAATTCCCGGAGGCCCGCATCCAGTTATGCATCGTGCATATGGTGCGCAACAGCATGCGCTTCGTGTCATGGAAGGAATACAAAGCCGTCACTCGCGACCTGAAAGCGATTAGCCTCCCACAGAAGAGGCAGGCCAGCAGGCACTGGAAGCGTTTGCTGCGGCCTGGGACTGCCGCTATCCGCAGATAAGCCGGTGCTAGCTGTCAAACTGGACTAACTTGGCGACGTTTTTCGCTTATCCGGCAGATATCCGCAAAGTGATCTACACAACGAACGCCATCGAGTCGCTGAACAGTGTGATCCGGCATGCCATCAGGAAACGCAAGGTGTTCCCGACGGACGAGTCAGTAAAAAAAGTGGTGTGGCTGGCAATCCAGGCCGCGTCACAGAAATGGACAATGCCGTTAAGGGACTGGCGAATGGCAATGAGCCGCTTTATTATCGAGTTTGGTGACCGTCTTGACGGTCACTTTTAAGAAAAGGCATTTACACAGAATCCTAAACAGGCTCACAGGCCTCTAATCATCCACATTGTAAAGATCCTTTGTTGTAAGTAAGATCTGGTACCCTAATAATATCAAAAGGATTAAAATCATCACTGCATCCTTCCACGAGGCATTTCATTGCTCGTAGATCACCATATAGCTCTGAAGAGTGATGCGGACATAGCAGATTATAAACTTTACATTTCGAATCTTCTTTGCCTTGTCTACTTTCCTCAATTTTTACTTTCAATGAATGCAGAAAAAAAAGATCCCTGATATAACTATCCCTGTCCTCTATCGTCATTCCCGCCCTCAGCGCTCCGACAACCTCATCAGTATTTTCATTTCTCACCTCAAATACACTATTTCTCTTATCCATCAGCCCACTTACAAAAGCACTTAGCTCTTGAAAAATTTCCTCAAGCTCATTATTATTTCTGGCACATGAATATATAGAGACCATAACATCAAGTTTATCTTGTAATTCAGGAGAAAGAAAGTGATTATGATTAAGCTCACTTACTGATTCCGGAGTCGAAGGGTTACCTCTTCCTGATACATACATCCATGAATAAAGATTTGCTGAAGAACCACTTGTTGGTAACATATCAAAACCCCCTTAACAAATAAATCCATAAATATTATTGCAACTAATATATCTGGATAAAAATATTATATCTTACTTAATACTACACTAATAAGATCCAGCTTTCCTCCGTGATAAGATTGCATGACTTGATGTTCACTCCATGAAATATCAGAAACATTATAAGATGATATATCTATTGGATTAAATTCATTTCTCATACGATCATATAAAACATTTGTTTCTGTTGTATCAACAAAAAGAATTCCTTTTTTCTCCAGTCTGTCAAACATATCGTAAATAGCCTGTTCAGCTTGTGCTGGTAATGATGGAATATCCAAAAGAGATTCCCCATTTATTTTATTCATTCTAATACCAATAACATTTCCATTATCATTATATATTTTCTCTGCACTCCCGGAACCATAATACTGATTGAAACAACGAACTTCGCTTGTCACCTCTTCATGGCTTTGAGATATAGTAAACATCTTCAACACTTTTGTTGTATCTTCCATATCTTCATACACGACAGCATTACCACCTTTACCAATAACATTACCTGGCACGGGTGATTTATTGTTGCTAACCCTCGGCAACTCTGATTGAGTATAATCCGCTGGAGGTAACTCCGGCTGCGCATAATCCACTGGAGGTAAATCAGGTCTGTTCGAATGAACAGAGCCTCTTTCTATAGTCGTGCTCACTGGCGATGTATTCAGCATAGCCTCAATTTTTCTGCTAATCTCTCCCTTAGGCCATCCCAACCTGTGCAACAGATTAGTAAAACAACCACTATGACTTTCTCTTGTAACGCAAAACTTATTATCAGTGACCACAACACGATATGTTCTGTTGCCAACCGTTACTTGCGTCCCGCTATCAGAGTGAACAGCAGCATCCCTTACAGAGGATAAAACACGATTATCAGGCGAAGTCAGGTTTCTGGTTAAAGAATTCCATGAACATCCCAAATTTACAGAATATGGCGATAACATACATTTCAACCTTCAAAATAAACCCATCTAAATTTCCTTAACAAACATCCCCCCTAACATGGCAACAAAAATTAGAAATGAACTCTTGCTTTTTGTATCTGGCAACTAATTCATCCTTCCAGCATCCCATCAAACGAACGTTTACGAACTATAACGCAGGTATTACCGGTCACTCGATATCTGGAGATACAGACGTATCAACATGATTGAGCGGCATACGATACTGCTTCCATGCCGCCAGTAACGATGTCTGCTCATCCGTCGCAATATCTAAATCTGCAGCATCCTGAAGTGGTGCGATATACTCACTGATTACAAGTACCAGACCGATAGATTAAAAAAAACACAATAACACGCTGCATTTAAAACAAAAAATTTTAAATATGATTTAATACAAGCTTTAAGCCTTTAATTATCAGTTTTATTTATTTTCCAGCAATTGATTAATCAATTGTTTATATACAAATTATTCCTTTTCTTTCTCTCACGCAAAATTCACAAAATATTGTTGCTGCAATGGACCTGTACAATAGTGAATCACGGTACTTTTCTGTGCACAACGTACTGCAGTTTCTTTACGATTTATAGCTGTACTGTTGAATTATGTACAATTTGAATCCATGCATGACGTGTGATGCCTATTGTGCATTTTTCCGAGCCTCTTTTTACTGGGCCGAAGCCGATGATGCTGATAGTCTCGTTCCGGCCATGTTCACTTACTACAGTAAAATTAGGGGAATTGCCTTTACATACAATGTTGCACGATTACCCATCATCAACTCCGTTAAAATGTATGAATAGTAACCTTATGTCACTGCAAAGACGAATCATTGCTGATTGTGTTTGTCCACATCCCCAAATGTAAAAATATAAGGGGCGCCATGATACAGTTGGATCTGATTTGCATCCTGTAAATTATCGTTGATAGCCAATCCAGGAAAATCATGTTGCTGGATAAATCCGTATCCTATGTTAGACACAGCGGAATACTCTGTGAAATCAGGACTCGCCTCATATCGGTCACTGATCGTACCCAGCCTTTCGAAGAAAGCCCTCTCATTCTCTTCATGCCTCATGGCAGCCTGTCGAAGGGCATTCAGGTTACGTAGCCTAAGATGAGCTTCACGTTCTGGCTCTGCATATCCTTTGAAGTCGGGAACACTCCATCCCAGTTCTTGAGCGACACGACGTGCGAGAATCTCGGTGGGTCCTAACTCTATATTACTATCTCCAGATGGATCGCTAGATCCAGTAACATGATGAATAATCTCGTGAATCAGTCCTTCCTGCCACGATGGCATCTCATAAGAGTCAGTATCTGGCGCAACACTAAAACTGACATAAGGCTCTTCGTTATCGTTTTCTCCTGCTTCGCAAATGGGGAAAATTGGCTCTTGCCCGACATCATATTCATATAATTCGTTACAGGTTAGTGATTGAATATCATCAATTTTGACAGAAGATTCTTCGTTAAGCTCGTATTCGTTTCTGTATTTAATGCAACCAATGTGTACCTTCTCATTATGAATGCCATAGCTTACGGCATCACGAAATGTCTGTGATCGGCTCAAAGCATCAAGTACAGTGTTGCCGATCATATCGACTGTATGCTGATCGATAAGCCTGCTACGGCTGTCATGGACGGCGCGTATTACACTTTCGTATACGTTGCTTAAATCTGCTGCGGAAAGTGGTATTCGCTTACCTATATCCAAAACGTAATCCGCATAGGCATTTTCAGCACGATTAGGAGCAATGGGAGCAGAGTATCCTGCCGGGGCGGAAAAGTTGAAGTTGGACTGTAATGAGGGAATTTTCATGTTTATATCTAATACCCTGCAAATCATTTATTACAACAAAATAAACTATATCAAATTCATTTACCATGAACTGCATGTATACTGACTTGTGTTCATGATTATATTAGGGTGGTTAAACTCAATAAAGTCACAAAAATGATTATAATTATGTAATGGTGTAAAATTAAAATATTTCTTAACTCCTTTCCCCAAACCATCATAATATGGATGAGCATCTACTTTACTATGCATAAAAGAAAGTCCCTCAAGTAGAGCAGGATGATTACTACGGTTAACAATTATTGCACTATTTTCAATATTTACACTATCATTACGACGATCCACATGCATTGAAATTCCATCAGGAGCATATATTGTACCAAGCTTACCTGTAAGTATCATATCCATATCAAGATAGATACACCCCTCCCCGAATGAAATACCGTGATTCTTTGTATTATATGTGCACCTGAATATCTCTCCTGCTTTTAATAAGGCTAAATTTCTGAAGAAATCAAACCATGCATGATTTCTTTTCTTTGCATACATAGAAATCAAAGAATCCTGCGCCTTTGAAATTTCCCTCAGCTCTTTCTCTAACAGATTCAACAAGTATTCATCTCTTTTGTCTTCAGTTCGTAACCTTTGTTCACATATAATATCATGATAAATATCTGATAGTTTTCTGTCATACATACTGAAGTCAACATCTTCCCGATAGATTATCATTACATTTTCAAAATCTCGTTCCAATTTTGAAAAAGCAGTCTTTTGGTTGACTGAAAAATCGCCATCAACAAAAATACCTATCATACGATCACTCTCTATCCTTGCCGCATTTGTGACATTATCTAAATAGGGATGCTGCTTAGTATTAACTATTGGAACCTCATCTTTCTTATATCGTTCAGGATTAGGTTCAAACCACTGAAAAAGAATAGGCGTTTTTTCATCAATGACCTTTAACTCATATTCCTTTCCTGCAAAAGAAACCGTTTGACAGGGTGAACTCTGCACTATATTTACTGAGTTATGGAAAGTTGTCCTTATCGGTGAAAGCATTCGTCGTCCTGTTTATCCATATTTTCTTCACAACTAACTCTTTAATCTATTAATTATATTGGCATACTCAACCACAAAACCTCCAGCAGTTTTGCCATCTTTGCTTTCCTAACAAACATCCACCGGACATGACAACAAAAACCGGAGCCGGACTCCGGTTTTGTGAAGCTGTCGGGTTACTTCATCCCGCCAATATTTTCCCACGTCCCGTCAGCACGCAGGATTTGCAGCGGTCTTACCACACACTGTATCTGCTTTTTATCTGCATCCAGTATCACCACCTGTGTGATTACCCTGTCCTGCTCCGGAATAATGCCATTCTCATCTGACTCCAGAATGTCTGCCGGTCCCAGTCGCAATTGTGCTGTAAGTGACCGTCCGTTTTCACAGTCATCATGCTTTCCGCAACCGCACAGACTCTGCATAAGCTTTCTCAAAATATTCATGTCATTCTCCAGTTCTGCCTGTATCACTGCCCACTTCATCCAGTCCCTTAACATCCTGCCATGGCCCGTCACCAAACCTGACCTGCAAATGCTGAAAAAAACCCTGAACCCGTGTGGCATCT